TGTCATGTAACACTTACCAACATTGACTCAATCACTGGATTCTTTGGGTAGCACAATGGCAGAGCGTAAACGCGATAAGATGCCAAAAAGAAACAAGAAAAATTTCCGCCCCACAAAAAAAGGGGCGGGAATGACTGAAGCGGGTGTAAAAGCATACCGTCGTAAGAACCCAGGATCTAAATTAAAAACGGCTGTAACTGGTAAAGTAAAAAAGGGAAGTAAAGATGCAAAGAGACGCAAGTCTTTTTGTGCTCGATCTGCGGGTCAAATGAAGAAATTTCCTAAAGCAGCTAAAGATCCAAACTCAAGATTGAGACAAGCTAGAAAAAGGTGGAAGTGTTGAACAAACAAGTAACGATAACTGTTGTAACAGCTTTCATCCTTGGTGTTGGGGGTGTTGGTTATAGTTGGGCTGATTGGGTAACGAAGACTCTAATCGCTGTAGATAAACGAACAGAGGTCATGGCCTCACAAATTGATTTTATGAAAACGCAAATGGAGATAAGATATGGCAATGTCCAGGGCACAGATGCGACAGCAGATTTCCAAGCCGCCTCAAAAGAGTAAGAGAACTCCGAAAGGTTTAACTTACTACAAGAATGGTGGAAAAGTTTCTGCTAAATCTAAAGGTAGTAAGATATGTCCAGAGGGTAAAGCTTGGGCAAAAAGAACCTTTGATACATATCCTTCAGCTTATGCAAATCTAGCCGCCTCCAAATATTGTAAGGATCCAAATTATGCTAAAAAATCAAAGGGTGGTAAACGTAAGGGTAGGTAATGGCTGATCCTAAAAAGGGGACTGGTAAAAAGCCTAGAAAAAGTGGACGTAGGCTTTATACGGATGAAAATCCTAAAGACACTGTTTCTATAAAATATGCGACAGAAAAAGATGCCAGAGATACAGTCGCAAAAGTAAAAAGAATAAAGAAGCCTTTTGCTAGAAAGATACAAATATTGACAGTTTTAGAACAAAGAGCAAAGGTAGCGGGAAAACTAAAACAAGCTCAAATTGCTAAAAAGGGTAAAGAAGCAATTAGAAAAAAGCGCGGTAAATCTAATGGGTGAACTTAAAAAATGGTTGAAACAAGATTGGGTAAGGATAGGAACCGATGGTGAGATTAAAGGTCCCTGCGGTACTTCAAAAGATAAGAAGAACCCTGACAGATGCCTTCCAAGGTCTAAGGCACGTTCTCTTTCTAAAAAAGATAGAGCTGCGACTGCAAAGAAAAAGAAAAAAGCTGGAGCAAAAGGAAAAACAGTCGTTAAAAACACCAAAAAAGCAGAAGTTAAAAACTTAAAAAATGGAGGGGAAATAAAAACAACTAAGCCAAAAAGACCTTTTAGAGGTAAATCAAAAAAAGGTACAGCAGTGGCTAAAGGTTGCGGGGCGATTATGCCTGATCGTCGTAAAAGAACTAAAGGTGCCGTTAGACAGTTTTGAAAGGAGAACTCACATGGCTATGAAAAAGAAGAAGAAAGGCTATCGTAACGGTGGCAAAGTAAAACCCAAGGGAATGAAGAATGGCGGTAAGGTCAAGCCCAAGGGAATGAAGAATGGCGGTAAGGTCAAGCCCAAGGGGATGAAAAACGGTGGCAAGGTCAAGCCCAAAGGGATGAAGAATGGCGGTAAGGTCAAGCCCAAAGGGATGAAGAATGGCGGTAAGGTCAAGCCCAAGGGAATGGCTAAAGGCGGTAGAGTTGGTGGAGCGCAGGTTTCAGGCTCAGGATTCAAAGGAATCTTCTAAGCCAAATGTCATATTTACAAAGTAACATCCCTTATTTCAAAGCATGGGTTCGTCGTGAATACACTCATAATCATGAACAGTATCACGGCGAATTTTTGCATGCTATGGTTGTTGCTGTAACCACAATTCCAAATCGGTCTCTTAGTTTTCAAGTTATCTTTACTGGTTGTGAAGCTGAAGATGAAGAAGAGGATACCGTTCACGGTGGTGCGATGTGGGCAAGAATGCCTATCACGGCACTGGTTGCAGACATCCCACTCGAAGAGTGGCCTGAACCCATGGCAACACATGATGCGCAGCCTTGGGACTGCTCTTCACATCATCATGCAGTATATACACTAGACAGAGCTACACCATGTCCTTGGTTAGCTAAAATAAATGGCGAGATGTTTCCCGCTAAATATTTGTTCACTGTAGACTACACCAACAGCGAGATTGCAGATGATCCGGCACAACACAAACAAAGCCATGTGATGCAGTTGTTGGACGCAGGAGAGTGGACAGGGAACATAGTAGCGTTACCAAATAATCGAGTGAGGGTGACACATCCTGCTTGGTTTGCAGTGGGTGAGGGTGCACCAGACTTCAGACCTTCACAACATATACACTATTCAAAAAGTGATTTAGACTATACACTAGATGTGAATAGAGTGTTTGATAACCTTTATAATCAGGAGGATGACGATGGATAACTCTGAGAAGAAAGCTCCCAATGAAGGAATAAAAGCATTGAGAGAGCAGGCCAAAACAAATCCTAATGCTCAAAAGGCATTGGATAACATAGGGTATAAAAACGGTGGTGCAGTCGTAGTTAAGACGAACCAGAAACCACATATGAGTTGATGCTATGACAACATCAGGATCAAGAGACTTCAACCTCGATGTAGCAGAGGTAATCGAAGAGGCATATGAAAGATGCGGATTAGAGGTTCGCACAGGCTACGATGCTAAGACGGCACGTAGGTCTATGAACCTGATGTTTGCAGACTGGGCTAATCGAGGTCTTAACTTGTGGACAGTAAAAGAAGCAAACTTTACGGTCACTCAAGGAACGTCTTCTTATAGTTTAGCTGCTGATGTGGTTGATGTATTAGATGTTGTGATTAGACGTAACAGCACAGACTTTGAAGTTCAGAGAATAAGTCGTAGCGACTATGCAACACTTCCAAATAAATCAACTCAGGGTAGACCTAGTCAGTATTATTTAGATAGGCAGATCACTCCTGTAATGTACCTATGGTCTACTCCTGAAAACTCTACGGACCAGGTCCGTTATTATTATGTACGCAGGATAGAAGATGCAGACACTCTTGTTAATACTACTGATATGCCTTTTCGTTTTTTTCCTTGTATGGTGGCGGGGTTAGCATACTACATGTCTATGAAACGAGCACCAGATCGTATTCAGATGTTAAAATCAGTTTATGAAGAAGAGTTCCAACGTGCAGCGGACGAGGATCAAGGTCGAACACCTTTGAAGTTGCAGCCTAGCTTGAGTTATCTGAGGGTCTAATGGCATACGCCAGTGGTAAACATGCTTATGGTATATCTGATCGGTCAGGTCGCCGTTACCGTCTTCGTGAGATGAAGACAGAATGGACTGGCGCAAAGGTCGGTCCTGATGAGTTTGAGCCAAAGCATCCACAACTATTTCCACCAAGAGCGTTTCCAGATCCACAGGCACTACGTGGTCCCAGACCAGAGACAGAGTTACCAGAACAGAGAGCTATTCAACATGGTTTTAATCCTGTTGGTTTTAGAGATATACCGGGTATAACACCCCCGAATAATTTAGTTGCAGAAAGTGGAGTTGGAACAGTTTCTATAGTTATTTCTACACCAACTACACAAGCACCGAGATTTGATAGCACGTCTATTACTTTAGACTCAACAACAGATACATTCGATGAGGGATAAGACATGGCAAAACAAACAGTAGGTATAGGTTCTTCTGCAAATGACGGAACTGGTGATACTCTTCGTGTAGGTGCCGATAAGATTAACGACAACTTTAATGAAGTTTATGCAGCTTTAGGTAATGGTACAACCTTAACAGATATCATAGACTCAAATGGACTACTGGACGTTAGTTCTGGTGCAAACAAAATTGTTTTTTACTACGCAGCTTTAAGTGATCTTCCAAGTGCTTCTACATATCATGGTGCGGTAGCCCACGTTCATGCAACTGGGGGTTTGTATTTTGCGCACGGAGGAGTGTGGATTCGACTTAATGATGAAACAACTGGCCCTGTAACAAAGTATACAGCGGGAACAAATGGTTCTTCGGCGTACACTTTTACTGGCCCTGGCGCTACTTCTGGAAACAACCCAAACTTTACTTTCTATAAAGGTCATACTTATCTTATAGACAACACAGCAAACGTAGGAAGTCATCCTTTGCAGATTAGAACATCTAATGGCGGCTCTGCTTTTACGACAGGTGTGACAGAAAATTATAACTCAACAACAGGATTGACACAGTTTATTGTGCCACATGAACCTAGTGACACATCTCTAGTGTATCAATGCACCAATCATAGTGCTATGGTAGGAAACATAACAATAGTGTGACGAAATGAGCTTTACATACGGACAATTAAAAACAGCTATACAAGACTATACAGAAAATGACGAAACGTCTTTTGTGACGAATATTCCATTGTTTATACGGATAGCAGAGGAACGTATTTTAAAAAATGTGCAATTAAGTTTATTTCGTAAAAATGCGACCACAAATTTTATTTCTGGTAAAAAGTATTTACCATGTCCTTCCGACTTTCTTGCTCCGTTTTCTATGGCCTTTATTAAAACTAATGGAGACAAAGAGTTCATGGAGTTTAAAGATGTAAGTTTTTTGCAGATGTATACTCCTGATGAAACCACGACAGGAGAACCTCAATACTATGCTATATTTGATGTAGATAATTTCATAGTTGCGCCTACGCCTAACAGTGCCTACGCTTCTGAACTTCATTATTATTATAGACCTCAAAGTTTGACAGAGTTGTCCGATAGCGGAATAACATGGTTGAGTGAAAACGCCGAAATGACTCTTCTTTATGGGGCGTTAGTAGAGTCGTACATCTATATGAAGGGTGAACAGGACGTTATGACAATGTATAATAAACGATTTCAAGAATCTTTACTTGGCCTAAAACAATTGGGTGAAGCAAAAGAAACCACTGATGAATATAGACGTGGTAAAGTTCTTAGGGAGAAAACATGATGTTTAAAATAGATGTAAGTGTACCACAACATGAATCAGTGGTAGAGGTAAACACAACAGAGAATCGAGGTTTTACTCCTGATGAACTTGCAGAGCGTTGTGTAGAAAAATTAGTATCGGTCTCCGATAATACTCATCCAGGTATTAGGGACCAAGCTCGTGCTTACTCAAAGCACATCGAAAAGCTCGTTGCATTTTACATGAGACAGGCTATTCACAGTGACCGCACAACTGTGTATAATGCACTAAAAGATGCGGGACATCCTCAACTGGCTGAACTTATAAGGAGACTTTAAAATGGCTTTCAGCGGAAACTTCATGTGTACGTCTTTTAAGCAGGAATTGCTTACAGGAAGTCACGATTTTACAAACGGAAACGATCAATTTAAGATCGCGTTGTACGACAACAGTGCTACATTTACTGCGGCGACAACGGCGTATACGACTTCTAACGAAGTTTCGGCGTCTGGTTCGTATTCTGCGGGAGGCGGTGTATTAACAAACGTGACTCCATCAACCTCTGGAACCACAGCGTTTACAGACTTTGATGACATTACGTTTACATCGGCAACAATTACTGCTCGTGGTGCATTAATTTATAACACGCAAACAGCAGGTGGTTCTGGAACAACAGATACGGTTGTTGTCTTAGATTTTGGTTCTAACAAAACCTCAACATCTGGCGACTTTCAAATCGTATTTCCCGCTGCGGACGCCTCCAACGCAATTATTCGTATCGCCTAAATAAAGAGGTTCACATGTCGGAATCAGATGAAACACTTCCTACAGATCCCTACGATCAAGGGGTATATGACGCGGCTAATGGTAACCCTATAGGTCCATATGATCTACTTCCATGGACTAACATAACTACGGAAGCTCAACTAGACGCCTATAATGCAGGGTATCGAGGTGAACCTCGTCCAGAATAGAGCTAGGACAATTTTATGACCAACGTCACAGTAATCTTTGAAGGTTGGGGCCGAGGAACGTGGAGTAGTGGCAGTTTTGGAGTAGCTAACTCTGTTCCATCTGCGACAGGGCAAGTTGGCTCAGTTACTGTAGTCGAAGGTCAAGGTGCAACGGCTTCAGTCGCAGGTTACTGGGGTGGCGGCACTTGGGGTACAGGTTCATGGGGAAATTCTGTTTCACCAGAACTTACAAGTAATGTAGGCACAGTAAACGTAGTTGTGAAATATTCAGTCACGGGTGTTTCGGCTACGGCAAGTGTTGGTTCAGTTACAGCGGAAGCAGGAGCCGATGTTCCGCCAACAGGTTTAGAAGCCACAGGTCAGGTTGGCACTCTTACTCCAGGTGTTGGTTCTGGAACCATTGTTAGGTTTGATGGTTGGGGTCGTGCAGGTTGGGGCGAAGCAGGTTGGGGCGTAAGTCAAAGCCTTGCTGCGACAGGGCAAGTTGGTCAACTTAGTTATGTTGGTGGTGTTGACGTACCAACAACAGGTATTGCAGCTACTGGAAATGTTGGCACTGTTTCTATAACGACTGGAACAGGTGTTGATGCGAATGTTACAGGTCCTGGGGTCACAGCCTCTGTAGGCTCTATAACAATGACGGGTGATGCCAATGTCAATGTGACAGGCATTGCTCCAGTAGGACAAGTCGGAACAGTTACAGCCAAGGGTATTGCAAAAGTAAACTTGACTGGGCTTTCCGCAACAGGCCAAGTTACGGTGCCTGCGGTGAGTGGTGATGCGAGTGTAAGCGTCACTGGACTAGGGACTAGCGGAGAAGTCGGTTCTGTGTTAGTTTGGGATAGGATCGATCCAGACGCAACCGTCGTTTGGACAGAAATAGCAGCGTAAAGGAAACGATATGGCTACTTATACAACAAACGGCGGTATTAAAAAGATCGCCACAGGAGACGAGTCTGGTACATGGGGCACGTCCACAAATACTAACTTTGATATTATTGACCGTTTAGCAGTGGGTGTGGGAGATATTACTCTTTCAGGTACGACGCACACATTAACAACCTCAGATGGTTCTGCTTCTGATGGTCAGTTTCATGTTTTAAATCTGGGAGGTTCTCCTTCTGGAACAAATACTATTACGATTGCGCCTAATGACGCGAAAAGAATGTATGTTGTTAGAAATGCTTCTGGTCAGACTGCAACCTTTTCACAAGGTTCTGGTGCCAATGTAAGTGTATTGAATGGCAAAACAGCTATGATTTACTGTGATGGTGCCGGATCTGGTGCCGCTGTGATAGATATTTCATCTAACTTTGGCGCACTAATAGCATCAAACAACTTATCTGATTTGGCAAGTGCAGCGACAGCGTTGACAAACCTTGGTGTAACGGCAACAGCGGCTGAGTTGAACTACAACGACGTTACGACGTTGGGTACTGTTCAGGCATCTAAGACAGTTACGGCTGATGCGAATGGCGATGTTAAGTTCCCTGATAGTGAAATACTTAGGTTTGGTGCGGATTCTGATCTACAAATTTATCATGATGGATCAGATAGTAAGATTTATGAGGGTGGTACTGGTGATTTATTGATACAATCAAATGGCGCTGCTATTAAAATTCAAAAATCTACTGGTGAAGATATGGCTGTTGCTATACCTGACGGCGCAGTAACTTTGTACCACGATAACTCTGCTAAAATTGCCACAAGCGCAACAGGTGTAGACATAACAGGCGTTGCACTCACTGACGGCGTTACTGTTGATGGTCCGTTGGACATTGAGGAAGTTAAAGAAAAAGTATCCGCAGCTACTTCTACAACTGGCACGATTAACTTTAACATGGCGGAACAAGCAATTCAAAACTACACGGCAAACCAGTCAGCAAACCGTACAATTAACTTCCGTGGGGATAGTTCTACTACGCTAAACAACACCATGGACACAGGTCAAAGTATGACTTGTACTCTTGTAATGGCTCAAGGTGGTTCAGCTTATTACCTGAATGCTTATCAAGTCGATGGTTCGACGGTCACGCCTAAGTGGTCTGGTGGAACAGCGCCAAGCGCGGGTAACGCATCAAGCTTAGATGTATATACGTTTACGATCATTAAAACAGCGGATGCAACCTTCACAGTTCTAGCTAGTCAGACGCAGTTCGCATAATTAAAGGGGTAAACAGATGGATTATACGAAGAAGAATGGTGTTTTAGTACCTAAACAACGTTTGTTTGCCCCAATGCTTGCTACATTTGGTGGCGGCTCCGCTCGGGGATTTAACCCTGGCGGCGGCAGCGCTGCGCCAGGAGAACACATCTACACAAACACAGGAGGTCATACATGGACATGTCCTGATGGAGTAACAGAAGTTTGCGTTCTTTGTATTGGTGGTGGTGGAGCCGGAGGTAATAACACACAATCAAACAAGAAACGTGGCGGCGGAGGCGGCGGTTTAGGTTACCTAAACGCTTATTCTGTTACTCCAGGTAATACTTATGCTGTAACCGTTGGTGCGGGAGGTGCTAGAAACACAAATAATGATGGTGGTAATTCTAGTTTTGTTGGCACGGGTGTTGTCTATGGCGGCGGTGGTGGCGGCGGTGGGTCATCTGGAACCTCTTCCGGCGGCGGTTACAATGGCACTGGCGGCGGAGCAGGTGGTGTAAGTCGTTCTCTAGATGCTGCGAGACCAGGCGCAGGTGGTGGAGCCGGAGGATATGGCGGCGCAGGAGGAGACGCAGGGTACATGTCGTCTGACGGAGTTACAGTTAATAACCCGACAGCGGGATCTGCCGGAGGCGGTGGCGGCGGCATGTTTGATAATGGTAGCGGTCAAGGTGCCGCAGGCGGCGGCGGTACTGGTATTTTTGGTCAAGGTAGTAATGGTGCCGCAGGTGTAAATGTTACTTCTCCCGATGGTCGAGGCGGCGGAGGCGGCGGGTCAAATGGTGGTGATGGCGGTCGTACTAACAGCGGTCAAGCTGATAACGGTGGTGCCTTTACTATTACAAGTGGCGTCACAGTAGCTGGTGGTCTAGGTGGTACATACACTGGTAGCGGCTATGGTTCTGGCGGAGGCGGCGGTGCCTTTGGCGGCGGTGCCGGAGCTAATTACTGGAACGGTGGTGCCGCCAACTATGGAGGAGGCGGCGGTCAAGGTGTTGTTCGAATCCTTTGGGGGGCAGGAAGAGCCTTTCCATCCACGGATGTAGGATTCAGTGGTGTTGGTAGTTACACATTAAATTAAAGGTTAAACATGCCCTTAACCAAGCTTCAGTTTAAACCAGGGATCAACAAAGAAACTACTTCATACTCCAATGAGGGCGGTTGGTTTGATATGGACAAAGTCAGGTTTCGATTTGGATATGCTGAAAAAATAGGCGGATGGATTAAAGATTCAGATATTTCGTTTCTTGGCACTGCCCGTGCATTGCATCCTTGGGTTAGTTTGAATCTAGATGAGTTTTTAGGTGTAGGAACCGCGTTTAAATATTACATAAATCAGGGCGGTGGGTATAACGACATCACTCCGATTCGTGTAACAACTGCTGCGGGAGACGTTACTTTTACTGCAACAAACGGTTCAAACGAAATACAAGTAACAGATGCCGCTCACGGCGCAGTGGAAAACGACTTTGTTACTTTCTCTGGTGCAGCGACACTGGGCGGTAACATTACCGCCGCTGTTTTGAATCAAGAGTATCAGATAAATAGACTTGTAGACGACAACAACTACATCATTCTTGCAAGAGAAGTTGCTGTTTTAGAAAACATCACAGTGGATGGGGTCTATACTCCAACGACTGTAACTGCAAATTCTTCTGATACAGGTAACGGTGGTTCCTCTGTTGTAGGCGTGTATCAAATCAACGTAGGGCTAAATACCACTGTTCTTGGTAATGGTTGGGGCGCAGGTACTTGGGGAAGAAATGGTTGGGGCGAAGCAGCTACAATTACGGTTCTTACTGATACCTTGCGTATTTGGTCTCACGATAACTTTGGCGAAGATCTTTTAATAAATGTACGCGACGGTGGGATTTATTATTGGGACGCAACAAATGGTGTAGGCACACGAGCGGTAGAACTATCTGGATTAGCAAATGCAGATAAAACTCCGACTGTTGCAAAACAGGTTCTTGTATCTGATCGAGACCGCCACGTTCTTGCGTTTGGATGTGACGGTGAAGATAGCCTTGGTACTCAGGATCCATTGCTTATTCGGTTCTCGGATCAAGAATCTTTAACCGACTGGGCATCCACAGCGACCAACACAGCAGGAGAGTTGCGTCTCGGTTCTGGATCAGAGATCATTACAGCCGTAGAAACTCGGCAAGAGATCGTAGTATTTACAGATGTTAGCTTGTATTCGATGCAGTTTCTTGGCCCACCGTTTACTTTTGGTGCAAATCTTATCTCTGAAAACCTTACTATAAGGGGTCCAATGGCTGCGGTTGCTGTGGAAGACACCGTATTTTGGATGGGCAAACGTGAGTTCTATGCTTATGCAGGTACAGTGCAACGTATTCAGTGCTCTGTTCGGGATTATGTGTTTTCTGATTTTAATGAAGCACAAGCAGAAAAAGTCACTGCGGGTGTGAATACATTGTTTGGAGAGATCTGGTGGTTCTATCCTTCTGCAAACAGTAATGAAAATGATCGGTATGTTGTATACAACTATGTTCAAAAACTTTGGTACTATGGAAACTTGACCCGTTCAGCGTGGCTCGATCAAGGAATTAGAGAGTTTCCTTTGGCTGCGGGTCCAGGTAACTATCTGTATCGTCACGAAAATGGATTTGATAACGGTGAGACTACGCCTGCAAGTGCTCTTACCGCGCACATTGAATCTAGTCAGATTGATATAGGAGATGGCGATAACTTTGCGTTTATCCGTCGTTTGATCCCAGATCTTACCTTTAGAGATTCCACCGCAGACAACCCTACTGCCACTATGACGCTAAAAGCAAGGAACTTCCCTGGTGGCAACTATCTACAAACAACCAATTCTACGGTGACAAAGACTGCCACAGTTCCTGTAGAGCAGTTTACACAAGATGCACATGTACGATTACGTGGGCGCAGCTTTGCTTTTAGAGTTGAGTCAGACGCCGCCGGAGTGACATGGCGACTAGGTTCCCCCAGAGTGGACATACGACCTGACGGGAGGCGCTGATGTCCCGAAATCTAACTCTTCCTTTTTTTGCTGTTCCTCCGGGGGAATACAGCCAACAATACTTTGCAGAGTTGGTTCGTTCTTTTGCGGTATATTTAACGCAGCAACAAAACCCTGGACAAGGACGTAATACTGAACTTGTTTTAACGAACCTACAAACAGACGACAGTGGCCTTGAAACAGGGGCATTGTTTCAACAGTCAGGTTTTGTTAAGATAACTTTAATTAACTCCCCACACGTCCGTGGTTCCGTAGGAACAGGCACAGTGGGCACAGTAACGGTGACAACATCATGAGTGATACTATTATTACAATGCGGGACGGATCGAAGTGGAAACCTTCAACAAGTTCTGATACAGTGCATTGTGTAAACTGTGAAAACGCAGTTGACACACCCGAAGAGATTGCGAGTTACCCCGATGGGAATTGCCCTGATTGTGGGAAACCTTGGACAGGAAAAGAAAAACGCAGCACAAGTATTAGTGTAACGGCCCCAGAAGCTATTTCAGGAGAAGCATAATGAGTTTATTATCTGCAATCGGAGGTTTAGTAGGACTAGCGTTTGGCGGTCCAATGGGCGCGGCCCTTGGTTCTGGGATCGGGACTCTTGCATCTGGTGGCGATATAGGGGACGCATTGAAATCTGGTATAATGGGATACGGAATTGGTTCTCTCCCAGGAGTTTCTGGTTTAGCAGCAAAAGGCGCGGGTGCATTAGGGCTTGAGGGTCTCGCAGGTCAATATGCAGCACAACAAACCGCACAACAAGCAGCGTTGAGTAAGGTGGCTCCTGGCCTAATGAAAGCTACTGCCCCAATTGGAGACGCTATTTCTAAGATCGGAACAGGTGTGACAGCAGGCGCAGGTGGTGCTCCAACTGCAAATGCAACAGTAGGATCGGGATTGTTCGGTGGTGGCATGATGGACAACCTAATCCTAGCAGGATTGATCCAAGCAGGAGAGCCAAAACCAATACCGTTGACACCACTGCAACAAAGACAACGAGACACAGGAGAAAGAGCCCCTGACTATCAAGGGATTGCTGCTGCGGACACAAGATTCATGAACGTCGGTGGTATGATCTCTGGTCCTGGAACAGGCAAGAGCGATTCTATACCCGCAGCGATCTATCAAAACGGTGGTAGGGTCCAAGAAGCACGGCTCTCGGATGGTGAGTTTGTTATGACGGCGGATGCGGTCAAAGGTGCAGGAGGCGGCAATCGAGCGAAGGGGGCTGCGGAAATGTATAAGATGATGAACAGGTTTGAGAGGATGGCGTAATGGACGTAATCCAACAACAAGGGTTAACCCTTCTTCCTGAGTATCAGGAGCGATACCTAAAAGACCTTCTTGCTAATGTTTATCGCACGGAGCAAGTCCCTGAGTTAGACGAAGAAGGAAACCCTGTTTTAGATGCAGAGGGTAATCCTGTCATGAAATCAGTCCCGCGAGGGATTGCATCTATGTCCCCGCTCCTTGGACAGCCTCAGTTTGATGAAGAGGGAAACCCTATCTATCGAAGGGACCAATCAGGAAACTTGATCCTTGATGTTCGTGGTCAACCAATACAAGAAGTCAAAGGTGGCGTTCCTCGACCTGATGTTATGCCTCTTACTCCCGCACAACAGCAGGCAATACAGCTTGGTATACAGGGTATAGGCGCATATGCCCCTTTGATGGAAGAGGCAAAAGGAACTTACGAATCTGGTGTTGGAACCCTCGAGGGTTCTCTAGGTAGGTTCGATCCTCGTGGTCAAATTGTTTATGGGTATGATGGCGAACCTATTATGGACGTTGATCCAGAGACAGGAGCATCTACAGTGCGCAGGGTTGGTGGATACAAAGACTTCTACGATCCATTTGTAGAGCAGGTTATAGATACCACTGAACAGGATATACAGAGACAGGCTACACAAGAAAGAGCAAGACAAGCAGCTAGAGCCGTTGGCGCAGGAGCCTTTGGCGGATCTCGTGCTGAAATAGCAGAACAAGAAATACAACGTGCAGCAGATGACCGAAAGGCCAGAACAGGGGCACAGTTGCGATCACAAGCGTTTACTGGTGCACAACAACAAGCTCAATCTGCGTTTGAGAACCAGATGAAACGCGGTCAGTCGGGAGCACAAGTTTTCCAAGGGTTGGGAACTGCACAGGCAGGACTTGGTCAGTTGGCCCAGAATCTTGGCTATCAAGACGTGCAGAACCTGATGAACGTCGGTGGCATTGAGCAGCAACAAAGACAAGCTGAGTATGATGTACAACGTCAGTCTGCTATCGAAACCGCATATGAGCCGTTCCAACGATTTAGTTACATGGGAGATATCTTCCGTGGAGTTCCATCTACACAGCAATCTCTATCGATAGGATCTGCGCCACGACAGAATGTTTTAGGAAGCACCATTGGTACAGCCATGGGACTTGGTTCATATCAGCAACAGTATGGCGGAGGACAATCGATCCTCGGTAGTATGTTTAACAGGTAGGTAAGCATGGAAAACAAAAACGTTAATAACAGGCGGTTGTTTAAGAAAGCCACGGAAGCACGAGACAAACTACGACAGATGGGCGGTATTGCAACAATGCCACAACCTCAAGTTATGACTCAGGCACCCAAACAACCTATGGCAGGCGGTATTATGGCCTCTTCTCAAGATCTTATGAAAGCTGCTGCACTACCACGTCCTGTTGTACTTCCAAAAACTAATCAGTCTTTGCCAATGCCTGCGGCCCAAGATCAGCGACCCATGCTCCCTCCATCACAGCCCATCCCTAATATTGCAGGGATACAACAGATGAATCAGCCCATGGCTAAACCTATGGCTCAAGTACCTCGGCCCATGGCTAAACCCATGGCTCAAAAGCCTCCTGTTAAAAAACTTAGAGATGGTGGTCTTCCTAGAGATCTTCCTCTTAACGTAGCAACACCCATGGGTCCGGCGTTTTTGTTTAATGAAGCTTTTAAGTTAGGGCAAAAAGCTTTGACTTCAAAAGGGGCAGCAGAACTTGGAATCCCGGTAGAGGCAGCAGAACTCACTAAAAAAGATTTAGAGGGAGACCAAAAAGATGTTTCTAAAAAAATCATTAAATCTGAACTTCCTGAAAAAGATCAAACAGGAGATACAAAGAAAGATCTTATAGCTGCTGCCACAAACCTTGGTATAGAGAGTGTTCCCGCAGAAGCTGAGATAGATGAGATAAACAAAGCTATTGCAGGAGCGAAGCTAGGTGCTGCCTTGGCAGGGAACTATGTCAATCCAAACACAGGGCAGGCAATCAGGCCGACAGCAGGGGCACGTATATCCTCCGCAGTAGCAGATAGCTTGATGGTTTCTCGTGACACAGAAACACGTAGGGCGAAGCAAGAAGCAGAGTTAGCAAAGGCTAATATTGCAGCTAGGGCTAAGACAACGAAGCTACCACCAAACTTAGATACACTTGTTAAAATCTTTGCAAAAAGAGCAGAGACCGAAGATATGTCTAAAGTTGCTGAGAATTTTAATGAACAATACGGAGACAACACAGGCACTCAAATACTACAGTTCTTGAGAAGCGGTAGCTTTGATGCTCCTACAGGGGATCCTGCTCCCATGACAGCATTAGATAAAGCTAGAAAAGCGATTGAACAAGGTGCACCACGAGATAAAGTTATAGAACGTTTAGAACAAGCAGGGATCGACCCGGGAGGGTTATAATGGTTGATATTTCGTTCGATGACTTGATTCCAAAAAGTGATTCCAAGTCTGACGAAGTTTCTTTTGACGATTTGACTCCAGAAAAAAAAGAAAAAGGATCTTATCTTTCTGGCGATCAAGGACTCGTGCCTGATGTAGCAGAAGATATAGGCAAAGGTATATATTCTGGCGTCATATCTGTTCCACAAGGAATCTTGGAACTTGGTGCAATTTTTGTAGACGGTGCTTTAAACACGAACACTGCGTCTGCTGTTACTGACGCTTTTGAATACATTAAACCAGAAATGGGCACAGCAGGAGATGTAACCGAAGATCTTGTAGCCTTTGGCGTGGGGTTCGTACCCGTCGTTGGGTGGCTTGGTCGAGCGGGTCAAGCAGCAAAAGCGGTGCAGGCAGGTAAGAAATTATCCAAAGCGGGTAGAACAAAGTTTGGTAGATCAGCGATAGATTTTGGATCGTCAAAGGTTGGTCAGACTCTTGTGGGTTCTCGTCCTGGGATGATCGGATCTACTGCTGTAGGAGCATTGGGTTATAGCACAGCCGTTGCTAGTGATGGTCGAACAACCTTATCGGACAACTTTGAAATTCTTCCTGATGCTTTAGAGACAGAAGAAGACGCAGGTCTAACAGGTCGTCAAGAAGCAGCGCGTAGGTTTCGTAATAAACTTCGTTCTGGTGTAGAAGATATGTTTTTGAGTGGTGCAGTTGATACCGCTCTCACTGTTGGAGGGGCAGGAATACGAGCCGTTGGTCGAACTGACCGAGGAGCGAAAGCAGCACAGGCCGTAATAAAGGCTCCTAGCAAAGTTGCAGAAGGTATGGCTAAAGGTTTCGATGCTATTGGCATGGGCGCAGTTAACGACAAGGCCAAAGGTGCAAGAGATTTGTTTAGAGAATACTTTACAGCGTCTGGTGGAGCAGATGTTAAACTGTATGAAACAGTTCAAGATGCTCGTGCCGTAGCTGACATGTCAGAACGCATGGGCGTGAAAGCAGCAGAGGACTTTGATAAAGCAACCAAGAAGTTTTTGAAAGCCTCAAAGTTAAAAGATGAAACTCCCGTAGACGCACAGAGAGTAGAAGCAGCACTCAACAAGTTTCTTTTAGGAGACCGCAAACAGCTTGAAGCGATTGGCTCTGAACAAATGATAAAGGCTGCGGACGCTATGATCGATGTTCGTGCTAATCTTGAAGATGATTTAATCCGACAACTACAAACAGAAGTTGGTGTTGACGCTGACGGTAAACTACTTACTCCTGATACTCCTGCAAAACAAAAAGCAGCTAAAGCCTTAGAAGAGATGTTGCAAAACCAAAAGAATCAGGTTGGTTACTTACGTCGTCAGTTCAATCAATACATCAATCCGATAAACTTTTACAAAGGGCTAGATCTTTCCTCCAAAGAATTTGACGAAGCAGTTGATGAAGTCGCAAATATTATTGTTCCTTCAGGTCAGGGTGTTGATGACAACATTCGTGCACTAGCCAAAGAAAGAGTTTTGGATACATTAGGCTTGTACACAACAACAGGTGTTTCCCCAGAAGTTGTGTTGAAGGATAAAATAAAACAAGTCACCAGAGAAGCTAAAGGGGGTAAAACAGGTCTTGTTGCAAGAGATCGTCCTGTTTTAACTGCCATGGATGATCTGTTTATAGCTCGTGAACCTTTGGTTGATAAGAGTCCCAAACTCCAAAGACTAAAAGGGCTAATGACAGATCCAAAAGAGGTATACAAAAAAACTATATCCGACATGGCTCAAGCAAATGCAGCAGCAGACATGTATCGGGGGATGATTGATCAAGGTCTTGCTGTGGATGCAGTCGAGGGGATGAAACTACTGAACCAAGGTGGTCGCCCTGCAATCATAGATATACCTGATAAACTTCGTATGACGGATGAACAATACCAGAATGCCATGGAGCCTTTCAGAGAGATTGTTAGACAACGAGGCATAAAAAGGGGAGAAGTGGTAGATGACGCAGGAAACGTAACCGTCTCTCCGAAAGAACCTGCGGAAGAGTTACTTGAACAATATCGTGCAGATCTAATAAACCTGAAAGGCTACAAAGCTCTTGGAGATAATCGAGACATCCAACATGTGTTTGGTGGTGCCTATGGTGATCTCACAGGTAGATTGGTTTCTCCAGAAACATATGGTGCTATTACTGCCCCTTTGAAGTTTGGAAGCAACACTGTATTGGGTGAGGCCGCAGGGGTATTGTCTCAACTTCGTTCTTTGTCTCAAAAGATGACAATCGTACCAAATCCCGGAGCACAGGTTAGGAACATTGCAGGTAACTTTTTGATGCTTGGAGCCAATGCTAATCTGGGTCGGCAAACAGATTTCAGCGACATGTTTAAGGTTCTTACTGCTAGTGTTGCAGACTTAGACGAAGCAGGACTCACTCGTTTAGCAAAGAAAATATCTTTGTCTGGTGTTGAGGACACCAGTTTAGTTGTTCGGGCTTTAAGAGACTTTGGAAAAGCAGGAGAAGATCTCACAAGTAACACTGCGAAGGTTGCTAAAACTATTGATATGTGGACGGATAAGATTCCTTTTATGCAGACTTTTGAGAAAGTATACGGTGAATCAGACACCTTCTTTAAAGGTCTTGCCCTTCTCGGAGAAGAGAAAAAGATCTTAAACGCATTCAAAGCAGCAGGTTTAGAGCCTGATGATGAGCGTATATATCAAGCATTAATGGACGCAGGTCTTGCGAAACGATACAAAAGTGCAGTCACGGAGTTTGGAGATGCGTCCTCAGACCTACTGCCTTACGAGGTTATGGCAGCAGACGCAGTAAAAGACACGATGCCAATATATCCTCGTATTGGTAAAGCAGTAAGAGCACTAGATGTCTTTCCTTTGATCGGTAACTTTACATCTTTTGCCTCAGAAAACATTCGTAATTCAGCAAACATCTTGGGACGTGGTCTGAAAGAAATGTCTTTTACAATCCCGCCAGAACTTAGACAGCAGATTGGGGAAGAAGCAGCCTCTGCATTTGAAAGGCAGATAAGAGGTGAGGGTGCACAACGATTGATGTCTTACACAGCAGTGGCAACTATTGGTCCTAGTCAAGCTGTAAAGGCTACAATGTATGCAACTGGCACAACACAAGAACAATACGATGCCCTAAAAAGTCAACTTCCTCGTTACATGGATGGACATCAATTACTAATCTTGTCTAATGATCAAAAAGGTAAGGTGGACTACATTGATTTGAGCTATGTAAGTCCTTATGCTTTTGTTCTTGATCCTGCGAGAGCAGCCTTGGAGATATACAAACGAGAGGGTAAGTTAGATAAAAGTCAGGTTGAACGCATTGGTTCAGGAGCCTTGCGTGGATTGACTATGTTTGCGGAACCATTTGGTGAAGAATCTTTAATTTATGAACGACTGAGAGATGTGCTTCCATCCAAAGATGCTCCACTTCTATCGATTGTTGGTCGTGGTGGCAAAACAGAAAATGGTGTGCCTGTATATAACAGCACCGATTCTATTGGAGATAAAATCGATAAAGCTACGGGCCATTTATTAAACGGTGTCATACCTGCATACTCTCAATTAATTGGTGAAGTTGACAGACCTTTTTCTGCGTTAGACGTACCAAAAACAGGAAACTTGCGTAAAGCTGTTAGAGAAACATTCAACCAAGGTCGTGTACTTCGATCAATCACAGGTGCACCTGGGGGTCGAGGAGAAGAGTACAAACCCTTTAAAGAAGGTGCACGATTAGTCACGGGTTTTACACCTATGACCTTGGACATTCGTAATGATTTCGCTTTTGCAGGAAAAGCTTATACACCCCGTCGTACAGAAGCAAAGAGTGCTGCTCAAAGGGATATGAAAAAAGGCAATCTCACAATGGAGGATATGCTTACCTCTTGGGACACTTACCTAGACAATCTGTATCGTGAACAAAGTAATCTGTATCAAGACATCGAAGCTGCCAGAAAGTTAATGCCCGGATTGAGTAAGTCTAGACAAGACACAATAATCCGTCAAAATTTAACAAAGGGCGCAAAGTTAGGTAAAGCAGAAGCTAACGCTATAATGAACGGTGAGTTCTGGCCCACGGACGCAAGTAAAGAGTTGTGGAAAGATCTTATTGCTGCAAGAAAAGCAGAAGGTCGCACGTTTATAACAGACATGTCTGACTTCTCTCCTTTTAATCAACGGTCAAGGGATCGTAAGCGTCAGCCTTTGTCTCTTGATTCCCCAGGTGACGCACCTCGGGCCACGGTTCCTTCTAAGATCCCATCGTTTGATGATCTTATTCCCTCTAACATCCCATCGTTTGATGATCTTATTCCAACTTTGGATGAGAGTTCTCTCTCCGTGCCTATAGCTCCTCCTACAGTGCCAACGGCCCCGACTATTACAGCTTCCAACACACAAGTAGATCCCACTCTTCTAGGTGGGGATCCCGCAACACAAGCTTTGGCTAAGTCTTTAGGAAGAGTATAGATCTTCTTCTTGTTTCGGATAATAAACTAGAACAAAAGATCCGCAGTCTGGGCAGGAAAGATTTGTCTCCATAAGATATTCTTCAGACATGTAGTTATCGTCTTCAATATCATGGTCTCCTCCCCATATGAGAGAAGCATTACAGTGCCAACAATTCATCCTTTGATACCGCCCCAGTCATCCGCGTATTCTTCGTCTACCTTAGAGGGGACTTTCAAGACATCCGACAACCCGTTTTCCATTATGTCCTTGATGCGTCGCGCTTGATCGTCGCCCTCTACTGAAAAGCATAACTCATCGTGAACAGTAAGCAAGGGAATTAATCCATCGTTGTAGCAATCGAGCATAGCTTTCTTGGTCTGGTCGGCTGCTGAACCTTGGATCAGTTTGTTTAACGCCTTGTAAGTAAACGCTCTTTTCAATCGATTAACACCTCCATACTTTTTGTTGGCCTCTTCCAACGTCAACGGTTGGTTGTAACCAAAACCTTTTGGCTCCCACTTATCAAACCGACACACCCTTCCGAGCAGTGTTCGTATCTGTCCAAACTCCTCGGCTCTTTGACTAGCAACCTTTGCCAGTTGTCGAACGAACGGAACCTTCTGCTCGTGCGTTGTCAGCAGCATTGCGGCTTCGCTCTCAGAAATCCCTAGCTGCGCGGCTAGTTTACCTTTGCCCATTCCATACATAATCCCAAGGTTTACCACTTTGGCTTCCTTACGATTGATTCCTGCAATGTCAGCCACCATCTGGTGTAGATCAACGTCTCCTTTGTGATACTCCTCGACAATCGTATCGACAATCGGGTGTCGCATAGCATCAGGCATGGACGAGGCGAAGTGCACCAAGAGCCTTGGTTCTTGGCTCGAGTAATCAAACGATCCCCACTTGGTCCCTTCTTCTGGCAGAAACAGTCCACGGATCATGGTCTTGATGTCTGGATCTCGTGCAGGAATCTGCTGTAGGTTCGGGTTCGAGGATGAAAACCGTCCTGTAACCGTACCGCCATCATCGTTCCGCAACTGGTGAAACTCTGTATAGATACGTCCCTTGTGCTCGTGTCGTAGGATCGAGTCCACAAATGTCCCACTGGCTTTGTCAAACTCGCGCAACTTCACAATCATCTGTGCAACTTCATGTGGGTGTGAACTCAAATACTGTTTGGTAAAGGATGGCACAGGCTTCTCTGCATCTGTCATTGGGTAGCTTAGATCCAAAGCTTCAAAGACTTTCGCCACAGACGCACTGGCCCATGGTTCTAGGTCCACACTGGTACGACGTTTGATCTCGTCCTTCAGTTCTTGGACCTTGATCCCTAGCTCTTTCTTTACACGATCCGCCTTGTCCAGATCCACACGGACCCCATTGCTGCGCATCTTGACCATCAAGGGTATCAAGCTAGTCTCTAGATTGAAGATGTGGTGCAGATCTTGTTCGTTGATTTCGCTCCTCATACGATCCCACAATCGTAATGTTAACGAAGCATCCTGTTCTGCGTAGTCACCTACATATTTTGCAGGGAGCCGCCACATCTCACCCTTTGGATCGATGCCCCAGTCTTTGGCTGCTGCACGTAGCACCCTCTCACTCTTGCGCTCTCCTACATAATCCTTGCCCAAGTTGTTCAAGCTATACGAAAACCTGTTCTCGTCCACGAGAGGCGCAGCCACCATCGTATCGATGATCCGTCCTTGCACCTCGATCCCCTCTGCCAACAACCAACCGACATCATACGTGGCGTTGTGAAACAACTTGTCGATGTGTGGCGTTGCCATCTGTTTCTTGAGCCACTTGAGAGTAAACTTCGGGTCCATATTCTGCCCATGCTCGTGGCGAATAGGGAAGTACCAAGTCTGATCCCCCGCAGCGACTGCAATCCCCACGATAAAACCATCCTTGCGAGGCCACCCTGGACCCATGGTCATAAGGTTCGGGTCTCTTGTCTCCAGATCTACAGCAATAGTTTTGTATTGCGTCAGGTCTGGATACTCCGCAGGACAACTCCAATCTGGTTCTGGATTGTCCATTTCCATGCGCTCCAAGAACGCTATGGTTTTTTTGTCTGCTTTGTTTCTTGCCATCTAACATGCTCCGCTAGTTCTGCGATTAGTGCTGTGTAATGATCTGGGTGGATCTTTGCTACTAGCTCTCCCTTGTCCCAGACATACAGTCCATCGTCTCTTACTGCCCAATAAAAATCCCACTTAGAACTCATACTTATGTCTCCCCGGTGGGTCGATAATATGTAGACTTTGTTTTGATCTTGTTATCCCTACATACATGCAACGGTGCTCGTCATCAGGAGTCTTAGTATTACTAAGATCACAGATTGGAGGCACAGAAGTATATACCGCACAGTTATCATCTTCTCCACCCTTCATGCTGTGAAATGTCGATAACTTAATACGAGGATTTGAAGTAACATCCTCGCCCCTGCGGACCAACGATTCTATATACAATCTTTCTTCGTCCCCGAACCTTGCAACATCGAACGCATCTCTGCCCTTCTCTGCCACCATGCCATACTGATCCATTAGATTATCCCATGTCAGACACGCATCAGGTGCAGCAGCATCGAGGAGCTTTGCAGCCCCATGCTTTACGACCTTGTCATCTCCACGTTTCTTGACATGCTTGTACAGTTCTCGAACCAAACCTATCTCAACGCCCTCACCACCCTGTAGCCTGTTCCATACTTCCATAGCCTGTGCAGCCTTTTGGTTCACGCTGCTGTTGCCCTTGAAAGAATACAGGTAGCCTTGTTCTCGGAGACGATCTCCCCATTGTCGAACCAAGTTGTTTGTTCGAGCCATCAAGGTCCACGAACCATGGTCCAAGTCCAGTTCGTCTGGGTGATAATGCCAACCTACCTCGCCCTCTTCTTCTGTAGGATGGAACAACTTGTCTCTCCGAAGCCCGATACGCTTGACGATATCCTGTGATAACGTGTGTACTTTCTGTGGCATACGAAAGCTCTGGGATAGCACCCGAACATTGCTCGAGGATTCCAAGAAGTATCGAATGTCTACGCCTGTCCATCTGTGTATGGCCTGATCGTCATCCCCTGCGATAATCACACGATCCGCATTCGGTGCGATTGTCCTGACCATCTCCCATTGCAACGGCGTGAGGTCTTGTGCCTCGTCGATAATCAACAGATCCAGATGTGGAGGGTTGCCTGATTGTATGTACACCTCGATCTGATCTACAAAGTCGATCTTGTTCATCTTCGACTTGTACAAAGAAAACTCCTTCTGGATCCGACGCAGGATATTGAAGTCCTTGCTCCAGTCTTCTGTCTCATTGAACTCTGTCTCGACAGGGACCATGCGATACCTCGCTCGATCAATCATGCGAATGTAAGCGTCTCCCTTTTGGAACTCTTGTTCTGGAGGAAGTAAAACACCGTCGTCAGGATTGACGCGAGTAGCTCCAGAGAATGTCATGCCCACCTCTCTACCGAGAACGCCCCAGTCTTCAGCAGCCATCATGTCCTCGGAACTTGCTCCTATACCGTTGAAGCCCCACGAGTGTAGAGTGCGAAACCATGGCAGTTGCTTCTGGTCTAGTCCGAACTGTGAGCAGGCTCGTTCTATGGCCTCATGGATAGCCTTTTTGGTAAAGGACACATAACCAATGCGGTCAGGTGCTATCCCCTTTGCAAGGGCTTCCTCGACTTCCTTGATCAGAGTGTAGGTCTTACCTGTTCCCGGGGGACCAAAGATCAACTCCGAGTTAGGAATCATCTTTTTGCACACCCTTCGGACGAGCCTCGAGCCAGTTCAACACGTCGGTCATGTACCAACGGACAGCACTACGCTTTCCTTCTTCTTGTCCCAGAACCACAGGCTCTGGAAACTTTCCTTCATCGACCCACCTGTACACAGTGGCCTTTGAGATACTCAACAACGAACATACGTCCTTGAGCCTCATTAACTGCGGACTATCCGCATCAGAATGGGATATCATATTTTTCTCCTTTGATATCGATATCTACGTCTAAGTTTTCAAACACAGGAACCCACCACACCCTTGTGGTGCTACGCTTACCATCTTCTTTGGTGTAGTTAAGTTTCCCATGACACTCCTGCCCCTCGTTCAAACGCTGAATGTGTTCTTGTATTCGCCCAGTTGTGAAGTGAGTGAAATCATTGTTGCGTAAGAACTTCTCCAATGCATCGATACGAAACATTGTTTTCCCCTTGTCCGTCCATGGTTTTCCAGACAAAACTTCTTCTGGTGCCACGGCTCTGATATGGCTTGTGCAGAATTTACGCAGCAGGTTTTGAAACTGCCCTGCCCTTGTAAGCTCTGGTGCCACTTCCTGTTTCGTTGCTGTATTCAACATACTGTTGATTAACTGTTGCCAGTCTCCACGCTTTGGAACTGGAGGCATCATATCTAATTGCTCCATACATGCCTTTTGCCATAGCGTTGGGTTCTGTAGTTGATCCGTCGAAAGCGTCAGGCTCTTCCCTTCTACGCTCATGAAATAAAGTCGCGGTTCGGAGAGCATGATAGTAATACCACTGATCTGCGCTTGATCCTCAGTGCTCGAACCTATGCCAAACTTCTGCATCTTGCACTTGGCCTTGTTGCAGTAGTCCCTCAGAGGAGTTTGATTGCACTGGTAGAAGTACCCTTCCTTTTTCTTCAGAGACTTTTGTTGATCGACGATCTCCTTCGATCCCAACGGTGGATCACAGAGCAGCCTGTTGTATTCTTCGTGGTGCTCTTCCCAATCGTCGGGCCACTTGTTCTTACAGTACACACCCACATTGAACATCACGATGTTTCTGTTCTCTGTAACCTTGCCCATCGATGCAAGGATCTGCAAACAAATGGGGCCATCCTCAAAGTATTCTCGAGACCCACTGAAATCAATCTCTTGAACAGCAGCCATAGAAACTTTGATCTTCTCCGCCACACTAAGAAACTCTTCTACCTCGAGAGCCTCCATGCGTTCGTTATACGCATATCGAGTAGGCATCTCCGAGTTAAAGTATGGGATGTTAATCCCATTGCCCACTTCTCCATCCTTGTCGTTTATTATCTCCTGCGCAGGAAACAACTCTCCTGATCCGCTGAAGCCCAACGCTGACCGCATCTCTGTCAAAGATTCTCGAACCAATGCACAGGATTCCCAGTCATCCAAAAACAAATACAAATGTGCACCGCCTGATTTAGATCGGCAATGAACAAGCGGTAACTTCAACCGCCGTATGTTGGCCTGCAAGGTCTTGTGGTCTAGGTCGTACACATCGATGTCGATGACACCGAACTTACAAACATTCCCAGAAGCAATGGGTACAATACCGACACCACTGTCTCCATCTAGATGTTGCTGCAATATGTTCTCTGTAACTTGACCATGCACAGTTCTGTACTCTGCTTCAGTCTTGCCCTTGTGACCTTTGCCCTTGACCCTAGTAACAAGATACCCAGTCTTCGATCCCTCAAAAATGGACATCATTCTTTTAGCTACTGACATCATAAACTCCCAATCAAAAAAGGGTGGCGATCATAGGAGAAACCGCCACCCTCGTGTTACTAAAACGGTATTTCGTTCTCTGGATCAATCGAGGATTGGGACTCGCTTTGATCGTGGTCGGGATCTTTAACCGCTTTGACTTCACCCGCCGCGACACTGTCACGGAAGGCTTTGGCTTCAAGCAACACATCTCTGTTGTCTAGTAGACCTACCTTTGCAATTTGGTAGTTGGCCCATGTACCTTGGTCATTGCTTTCTTCGGTAGTTGTTAACTTCCAAGAGGTGGCAAACACAGGAGGAGTAATAAGCTTCTCTGTCTTTGGATGCGGTATCTTCTGCATCGCAATCTGTGTCTTCCATCTACGGCTGACCTTGAGTTGTGTAGACTTCATGTCCACGACAACTGGTTGGAACGAACCATCGGAACTAAGCAGCAGACAATAATGTTGGTCAGACTTAACCAACTCGTTGCCTGTTGGTAGGATCTCCTTTGAACCTTGTCTCTCCGTTCGTGTAAGGATTGGATCGTTAGCAGGTATCTCACCCTGAAAGCCACCGCCCTGTTCACGAGGGATAAACGCAAGATACTTTGTAGTCTGATAACAAGGGACGAGAGTAACGCCCTCTTCGCCATCAAAGTATTCGTTCGTCACCGTATTGTACATGTCACCAGAAGAAATACCTTCGATATGCTCTGGTTTCTTTTTGTTAAGCTGTGGCGACAATGCCTGTGCGATACGCAAGAACGGTATCTGCATTTCACTGCTGTCAAATACTGCGCCCTCCCCTGCGAAATCTAGGATATCATCCATTACGTTTGTGCTTACTTCCACACCTTTTGCTTTTGCAACTGCGTTAGCCATTATGCTTTCCTCCGTATCTGTGCTGCGTTTGCGATAAATGCCCCGAACATATCGAGGTCGATTGGTTTGCCATCCGTGACACGTTCTTTGACGAACGCCTTGAGTGTCGATGGATGTACATGGGTCTTGGTCTTTGGATCAAACCCACGTTCTTTCAACATGCCAACTACATCTCCTGCCATGTTGTCTTCGCCTTTGCCAAACGAACAAGTGACATCGTTCTTTATGATGTCGTCCAATCCCTTATCACGCAACCATGCGAAAGCTTCTTCCTTGCGATCCTGTGGAATAGAAGCATGGACCATCATCTTACGCTCGACGGTCAACCCGTCCACGTCAATCCGTTCCATACCCATCTCATCCATAAGAGCAGGGATGTTCTCAACTGATAGCTTGTGCTTCTCGGCTTTCAAACTTTTCAGATGAATCTCCGCGTCCTCGATTTGCTTTTCGACGTTACGAAGTGAGCGAACAAGATCACTTAGTTGTTTTCCTGTATCGCTATCGACTTTGGCAAGTGCCTCACCATCATCGAAGTAGTCTTCAAATAAATCACTCATAAGTTTTTTTCCTCTTCAGGGTTGAAATGTGAACCACCATGGTCCACATATAAGACTATATAAGGAGCGTGAGATGAATTACAAGTATAAATTTAAAACAAAACCATATAAACATCAAAATACTGCTTTGGACCTAGCGGGACAGAGACCGTCGTTTGGTTTTTTTATGGAGATGGGCACAGGCAAATCGAAAGTGTTGATCGACAACATGGGTATGCTTTACGCCGCCGGATTGATTAACTTCGCTCTGATCATCGCACCAAAAGGTGTGTATCGAAACTGGGTAGCCAAAGAAATCCCCGAACATATGTCGGGTGATGTGCCACATCGAGTGATTCGGTGGGTCAGTGGACCCAACAAGAAACAACAGGAGGAAATGCGCTCCGTGAAAGACAAGTTCGATGGGCTTACCATCTTTGTCATGAACGTCGAGGCTTTCTCTACAGTGAAAGGCAAGCAGGCAGGAGAGTGGTTGGGTCGTGCGTTTGGGGCCAATGGCCTGATTGCTATCGATGAAGCGACCACTATAAAGAACCATACAGCCAAACGCACAAAGAACTTATGCAAAATATCTCAGGGCTTCAAGTTCAAACGGCTGCTTACTGGATCTCCGATAACAAAAAGTCCGCTCGATATATATGCACAGGCTGACTTTCTACAACATGGCATCCTTGGTTACGATTCGTTCTATGCTTTTCAACACAGGTACGCAGTCATGTTCAAACAAAAGATGGGGGCCAAGTCTTTCAATCAGATCGTAGGCTATCGAAACATAGAAGAACTTACGAAAAAGATCGACGGGTTCAGCTATCGAGTGCTCAAGAAAGAATGCCTCGATCTCCCAGAAAAAGTTTACTCTGTTCGATACGTCGAGATGACCAAAGAACAGAAAGCTATGTACGAATCCATCCGTAAGTATGCACTCGTCATGCTCGAGGATGGAGAGATGACCACGGCCCCTGCTGTAATCACACAGCTTTTGCGCTTGCAGCAAATCCTATCGGGCCACCTGAAGACAGACGACGGAGAGATGGTAACGTTTCCTTCCCTGCGGCCCAACGCGCTTACGGATATTCTCGAGGAGCATGATGGCAAAGCTCTAATCTGGAGCCGCTTCCGTCATGACATCCAGACAATCACAGACGCACTGAACAAAGAGTTCGGAGAAGGATCCGCTGCTGCTTACTATGGTGACACCTCGGATGATCTTCGACAATCGATCATCGATAGGTTTCAAGATCCGTCCTCGAACCTTCGGTTCTTTGTCGGCAACCCTGCAACCGCAGGCTATGGTCTGACGTTGACCGAGGCAAATCTCGTGGTGTACTATGCTAATGACTTTAACCTCGAAACTCGGATGCAGTCTGAAGATCGAGCGCACAGGATTGGACAGAAGAGTAACGTGACATACATTGATCTAATAACGGATGGCACTATCGACGAGAAGATTGTGAGATCCTTGCAAGCCAAGATCGAACTAGGTGCAAAGGTTCTTGGTGAGGAAGTAAAACAATGGCTAACTTTGACCCCAAAATAACTAAGCTGCTCGAAGAGCGTTGCGTTGGGTACGCATCTGAAACCACTGCTGCAAAAGAAATAGCAGAGCTAACTGGACTTGACCTGGATGTTGCCAGGGCGTTCGCCCGGGGATGGTCAACCCTGCGGCCCCACGAGGTTCGAGGATATAAAAAAGAAAACCCTCGAAAAAAGTTGACCGAAAAGAAATAGTCGATAGACTGTACTTGCCTGTGGTGGGTTTCTGCTCCATACCTATCCACTCGATGCCTCGGCAAACTAAGGGGACCAAAGAATGGTCCCCATTTTTTATATCTTAACTCCGTTCATTCTAAGTTTAGAAACAAATTCTTTTAAATCCCTTCGAGCATGAAACAAATCTTGTTGCACGTTAGGTCGAGCATCATATCGATATTGTTCCGCCTCAAGGTTATCTACCTGTTGCTTCAGAAATCTATACTCAAACTTATGTGCAGGGCTTAGTGACTCATCCCCCATTGTCTACATCCTCCTCTTCTGGCTCCTCTTCCCAAGGAGCTTCGGACAGGCTTACGTCTTTCTTGTCAAGCGTAGCCATCCTTCGTTTGTACCCTAGCCATTCCTTTTGTGCCTCGGTCCATCTGTTCATCCTTGGTTTAGGCTTCTTCATGGTCGTGGCTGTGGTTTAGTAGGTTCGCTTGATGGGAAGGGTGTCTTCTTACAGTACATCATGATCTCCTTGCCATATGTGTCGGCAAGCACATCGTACAGATTGTCGAGAACTCCATCACCAAAAGCATCATAACAAGCCTCTTCACTAGGAAAAATAACAGAGGTCGATACGTCTTGGTCCTCGACCACGTATTCAATAATCAATAACGTGTAAAATAATTTAAACATCACTTAATACTTTCTAATCGTTTCGGGATTGGCTTTGTCGCCTCAGTTTTTATTTTAGTACAAGCCGTGGTTACAAAACTTTTAATTCTTTCAGCCTCCTCTAAAGTAAAGTTTTCTGTATAGTCTCCAAGTTGAATACCTAAGTGCATCGGTATGTCCTCATCGTAAACAAGAGTTATATGCTCCCTTAATGTAAGTTTTCTAGTTTCTCTAATCATCCAATCCTATCCTCTCTTCAAATATCATTACGTCCGCACTCCCGCACTTAACGCATGGTTGATTTTTTCTTTCTTCTAATTGATCCAGTGACATTGGATATCGAGCCGGACTCCACATCCATCCACATAGACCGCAGTGCAGGTTAAGTTGACTTACTCGCCTCTCGCCCTGCGGCCTCACGCCTAAGAACTTCGCAGCTATTTGACCACCTCCCATACGCCCTCGGCCCCTGCATCTACATTCGTGTCACGAATTAATCCTTTGTTGTGCAGCGCCGATAGTTGTGGTCGAATGATCGAGAGCTTCAAACCCATGCGATCCGATAGTTGCCTCGCGGTTCCCTGACCTCTCTCCAACTCAGCAAGGATCTGCTCCTTGCGTGACAGCTTCTGATTAGTTTGCTGCTTGCTAGTTAATCGTTTCCAGAACTCCTTGATCATCAGATACTCCTTTCCATTCTATGTATAGATCTTTAATCAGTCGTTTAGTCATGTACCGCAGTGCCCTGTTGTGGGCGTGTCCGTCCGTCTCAACTCTCTCACGTTCCATCAACTTTCGAGTGTCATAGATTTGTCTGTATGGACCTGCGTTCTCTTCTTTTCCTTGGGCTTTCAACAAACTGTCTCCGATTGTCCAGAATACAGCGTGTCTTGATGGACTGTAGCCATGCAGTATAGCCATGTCTTTGTTGGAGTGTTTGCGTTGACGCTCACCTTCAATAACGGCAAGTCCTGCACGTTTGTATATTCCGTCAAGTTCTTTGTCATAGGCCATGAAGTCGCCTATCTCTCCAACAGTGGCTGCAAGACCAAGATGCCCGAAACCTTTTACCTTGTCTACAAAAGTTGAGACAGGCAGTATCTTGGCATAGTTGGCTAGTTGTTTTTCAAGACGCTTACGCTCTTGCAGTATTGGCTTACGTGCCTCGAACAACGCATTGAACTGTGAGTATTCGATCAGTGTAGCCTGACCAGTGCTTAGTTCTTTGTAGAACTTATCACCTTCTTTCTTGTCACCGTCTCGTAAAGATCGGCACATGGCTTTAATCTGCAACACCAGTTTGGTGTCGGCTCGTACCATGTTCTGGCGGTCACGCCAGTAGTAGTTTATTTGTGCGATAGTCGGGTCTTCATATCTTGTATCCATATTGGATCTCCTTGGTTGCGAGGCGGGTTCCTTTTGGCATTGCTGCGTTTTTATGTTGGCCTCTGGTGAAATTGGGCGGCGGCGTCTTGTCCTTTCGGAGTTAGAAGAGTGGCCCAAAACTGGTGGAAGGGTGTTCTCCTTATGACATTCCTGTGATGGTTAATTGACCCTTCCCTTGAGAGGCGTTCGATAAATGGCATTTCTGCGAATCGAAGCTGACCTCTCGTAAATTGGTGGAGGCGGTGTCGGTGTGACGATCCTGTGGAGGATTTTTGGCCTCCGTAAAACTAATCGAGGAGGGTGTGTTCACAGGGGCATTGCTGCGACGGCTTCGTGACCCTCCCCTAACTGGTGGGAGCAATTGGTTGCAGGGCATTGCTGCGTAACGCGACTGGCTCCCATAAACTGATCGGGAAGGGCAGATCTCTAATGGCATTGCTGCGCCGATAGCTTGACCCTCCCCTAACTGGTGGAGGCGGTGTCGGGGTGACGTTCCTGTGGCGGATTTTTGGCCTCCATAAACTGATCGGGAAGGGTGCCCGAAAGGGGGCATTGCTGCGCCGCATTGATGACCCTCCCCTAACTGGTGGGAGCGGTCCTCCATAGGCATTACTGCGCAGTCATGACGGCTCCCATAACTAATCATTTGTTCAATATCTCCTCGTATGTCTGCTCTATCTCTACTGGTGTCCAAACATCCTTGACCATTGCATCGTCTTTTTTAAGACGCTTCTGTATTGAAGACCAAAAACTCTGTTGGTGCGTGTGGTGCTGCGCCCTAGACTTCTCAAACGAGATAGCCTTGTCCAAGTCCTGACGCGTTGCTTGCCCAAGTTTAACACCTGTCTCCGGCAACCTGAGTGTCTCAAACAAATCTTTCGCGTACATCTTCATCGTATTCTTGCGCGATACATTCGGTGTCGATGTCTGACCCTTGCTCAGAACGTGCCTCTTGAACATGGCACGATCTAATTTAGGACGTACAACTGTATCCCAACGTGCGATCTTCTCTAGGTATCGAGCCGTTGCCTCCGTCCGCAATGCTTCATCCGTCTTCAACATCTCGAGATACCTGTCCTTGGCTTCGGTTGCATTGGCAGCATTTGACCACGCTTTCTCCACCGCTAAACTTACTAGACTAACTTTCTGGTTCATTACTCACCTCCTTTAATTTTACTGGTTCACTATAGATGTCAGCTATTTCGACATCCTCTTCTCTCGCACCCACAAGGAGCGAAAACTCTCTTCGAGCATAGTTGATTGCGTCCTCTAAACTAGAAGCGTCATCAACATAAATGGTCCTGCTGACCATGCCCTCACACGTTATTTCATAGGCTTTCATCACGCACCTCCTTGTAATCGATGCGTAGATTGACGCCCAAGTTGTAGATACATTCCCGTTTGAACTCTTCGACCCGTCTGATGGCGTCCGTTACATCCTTGTTCTCATAGGTCTCGATGATATCTTCCAACCGATCCAAGACGTAGTGCATACATACCCTGTTATCCATCGCTCGATCCCTTCAAGTCTGTAATCGAGAATTTAAGTTCTCCCTTCGTCTCTAGGTGCTCGGCCTCGTTTGCTGCATCCGACAGTGCCTCGGTCAGTAAGTACAACATATCCAAGTCTTTGTTCTTGATTACGATCTTGTCCAAGTCAGGCAGGTGGCATTTAACTTGGTGCTCACCATCCTTGTACACAATACAAACAGAGTTGATTGCCCTCCTCAGTTCCTTCCTCGAAATAATCTTGGCCCCCTCGGGTATCCTCTCGTCACTCATCACGCCACCTCTCGATACTCATAAGTGTAATTGAACTCAGCATCTAAATAATGCCACGCCTGTTCATATTCATAATCGTAATTTGTTCCGCCATTTTCCATCTCATCTTCAGCAAGAAGATGCGCCCAATGATTTAGACTAGGCTCGTGGTCCAAGGCTAACTCTTCTTGAAAATAAACGTCAGTCATTTAATCTGTTCCTCAGTTTGTTTGCAGACACAAGTCTCTCACACTGTTCTAATAAATACTCGCCATCGTCATCACAGACATCACTCTCATCTCGGATGCAATCTCGTAGGCGTTCGATCATATGATCCAACGCTACATGCAACACGTTCCACTCACGCTCGTTGAACGTATTCAAGCATTCGTAAACTTTAGTCTTCATCTTCAACCTCCATAACTCCAGTGCCACCGCACTCCTCACAATCCACTCGTTTAGTATCCAGATATCCAACGTCCCTGTCAAAGTTTTGTGGTCGAGCGTACTCCGCCTCAACCCACCCAACTCCGTCGCAGTCTTCGCAAACCTTGCGGCTCGGTTCTCGGTCCTCGTTGTAGAATACCTTGTTAAAGATATCGCTCAACATAATCTCCATCGGATCAACGCTAGTCATTCTCGAACTCCTCCACGTCAGGTATTGTTATGCCTAACCCACAACTTTCGGTGAGTATGTATTGATCAGCACGTTGCGCATCCTCGTTGTAGTATTTGTCGATGTACTTCTTTATCATGGGTACACACAGAGCAAACAGTCTGTCATCTTCAAACGTAGCGATAACGTGTGCCCATTTACCTTCTTCTTCCACGTAGGCAATCGTATCTATACTTACCTCAGTCATTTTCGAACTCCCTCAGTATTGACTTGATCCTTGTCCGCCATGCCCTCGCATCTTCATACGATTCGAAAGTCGGTGTCCCTGCGGTAATCATGTTGATGTTGTTGGCCTCCATCGTCTGAAGCCAATAATCCACATCGCCATAGTAAGCAGACAGCATTGTCTTTATGTCTCGTCTAAGTCCCTCACGCATTCTCTTCCTCCTCCTCTTCGTCCTCTGGCTCCCAACTCTCGTTGTCACCATTGCGATACTCGCCCTCAAAGTTGCCGCACTCGTCTTGGTAGTCAGCGTTTACCTCAACGCCCAGATCAACCAACTTGTTCCACACGTTCAACGGTGGCCCCCATGCGGTCCAACAATTGAAACTAAACCATGCAGTGCAATCGTTGTCGTATGCGTGTTTCCCATCCGTCTCGAGATCCCCATGCACATCGACATCACAGACATCCCACTTGGTGTCCCAATTGTCATACCGCCATTCATACCACTGCGGACTTGTGCTCTCGAAACCATACTTGTTGACCTCTATGTCCGGCGCGATCCACAACTCAAATGGCATAGGCACAACCACATCACAGAAACGGCTATTCTCTTTTAGTTCTGCGTACAGGTGTCGGACCAGTTTGCTCGGCCCCTTGATAGATACTTGTTGATAGCAATGATTAGGCATTTAGTTCATCCTCCATGTCATAAATTCTTGTTGTTATCGCGCTCAATGCGCCCCCTAAATATTCCTTCGGACAGTTCAACACTACATCCCTCACATCATATCGATTGAGTGCTGCGGCCTCACGAACATCCCTGTTTCCCGAACAACTCTGTCCATGTGCTCGAGGGGCAGTGCGTGGCGTGTCAGCCACAATAGGTTCAACCTTCTCTCCACCCACTGAATTAAAGTTTAAAAACTCTAGTAGCTCGTCCTTGCTCGTTGGTACTCCGACCTCGCTCCAGTCCTTCCCGAACTCACGCTTCGCATCTGCTTGCGTCCCGACCCACGAACCTTGGTTGTTTGTATATAATCTCATGATCCCTCCTCACTCGACAAAATGTAAATTAAAAGAATAATACGGTTCGACATACCAATTAGGATTGTCGATAACATCAGAGGCACGAATGGCCCATTCAAACGGCCCTCCCTCTAAACTCACAGACCAGTACTTGCCGTATCCTCTGTTGTCTGTTTCTTCTGGTGTCCAAATATGACACTCAGTTTTAGGGTCCATTCCTATCTGTTCGCACCACTTGCATAGCGCCTTGTGCAAAGACTTTGCCGCCCCTGCCTTGGTCTTGTATGCCTTGGGATCCCAGTCCAAGACCATCGATCCCTCTTCCCAACAATTTATGATAAGCTTTTTACCCATCTTGATTATGTATCTCCTCTACTGTGTCATAAGCCAACTTGGTTACGTCCTCGCCATTCCATTCGATCTCCATGTCCGTGAAGCCAAAGTTCTCTGGGTCATATGCAACCATCTCTTTCACCGCCTCGACAAAAGAAGTTGCCTCCTCGATTATAAACGGCTCCATGCCGCTGTCCGTTTCAAACCATCCTTCAAGCATCTTCTAACTCCTCCTCTTCTTCATCCTCGTCAATGATCCCATCAAGACAAGCCATCGATGCAGACAACAAACAAGCGTATGCAATACGACAAGCAATAGCTCCAAACGTATCGTTGACCTCTTGTGAGATACCACCAAGCTCCTCTAGATATTCCTCGCCACAAGTGGTGTCGTTGTTGGCACAGAAATCTATCGCCTTGCCGTAGTAGATCGATAGCTCATGACCGTCACACGTTTCATAAATAAACTCGATTGCCGCATCTCGGTCCTTGGTTTCTTGCCACGCCTCATCAGCGATTTCGTAGGCTTCTTCTGATAAATTGTAAGACATTCTAAATCTCCTCATGTTGTCTTATAAAGTACCATATAATATCAGATAGCATCATTACAAGAGGCAGAACGAAAATAATTTAATTTTTTCTTAAAAAGGGATTTGCCCCCTCTTTGTTTTTTTTTTTTTCAAAAACACGTTTTGACCGTACTCAACGTACTCAATCCTGAAAAAGTGTTTGTATACAATAAGATAAGGTAGTTTTGCACCGTACTCACTGATGTACTCAGAGTACACTTGACCGTACTCAAGAGCCCTATTTGCCTCGATCAAGCCATCAATAAAAATAAAAAATAAACTTTTTCGGTAAGGAGGGGGCATTTTCTGTTTATAGACAAATCAAAAATATTCGGTGTATTGTCGGAAAAAACAACGGAGAGAAACGTATGCCCAGTATCAAGGCAGAGGTCGAAGACAAACATGACCGTAAATTAACAAACAGACAGATGAGTTTTGCAAGATACGTTGTTGAAGGTATTTACAGCAACGCGGAGTGCGCTCGTAAGGCAGGGTTTAAGTCTGATCTGGCTGTTGAACACGCTTCTCGTCTGCTTAATGGAAGAGACTATCCACACGTTGTTGAGTACATCGAGGAGTTGAGAGAAGAACGCGAAAGGCGGTACGGAGTTACAACTATTGGTCAGCTTGAAAGATTGTACGAGCTATCGAAGGGGGCCGAGGAAGCAGGGCATTTTTCAGCAGCAATCAACGCGGAGAAGATACGGTCAGCCCTTGGCGGATTGACCATCGATAGGAGGGAGACGATAAATACAATCGACCAACTATCGAGGGACGAGATTACAGCACGTTTGGCAGCATTACAAAAACAATACCCACAGGCTTTTCAGATCGAGGGCGAGTACAAGGACATAACCAATGAGCAAGGGACCAGAGGCGAACTTTTGGAACTCGATACGTCAGAACCTACCGAAGAAGTGGTTCGCAACGCGGATTGAAAACAAGCATGGGGGCGGTGTCCCAGACGTTCACATAGTCGCTGATGGTGTTCCGTTCTGGTGCGAACTGAAGGCAACCAAAAGCAATAAGTTAAATCTCTCGCCTCATCAAATCGCTTGGAATATGGCATATTGGGCACGAGGTGGCGCAAATTTTTACTTAGTTAAGTGCCTCTCTACAAGAGACATACTTTTGTTTGAAGGCAACCAAGGACCGAGTTTAGCGGAGCATGGGATCAAGGGAGCGGAGGGTCATAGGTTCAAGGATCTTGGGTCATTGTTCGAAGCCCTGCGGCCCCACGCGGCGCGTATCTTGAAGCTCGAGCCAAGCCCTGCGGCCCCACGCGGCGCTTTTTCCCAGGCGAGGCGACCGAGGAACGAGGGAGCCGAGCTACAATAAAACTGGGTCGCTTGCGACACAATTTTTTTACCGCGTCATTACGCGGAATGCGATCCGCTATGGCGGACGCACATTATGATAGTAGTGAAGTAGGGAGCCGAAGCCCCCTCTCCTTATTGAAACAATGTGTTGTATTCATGGTCGCGTAGGAACGTACCAAAAGGTATGTCGTGTTCTTGTGCGAGTTTCCATTCGTCACGAAACTGTTGAGCATCATCTCCCTGTAGGGCGAATGACCAACCTGCTTCGTACTCGTGAACTTCAAGTGCCCAACCAAGATCTTTCATTGTATAACCACCTATCGTCATTATGTAGTCCTCCATCTTGCATAACCACTATTACGGAATGTGTGATATGGATCTTCTGTATTCTCCATTCCTTTCAAGTCGCTAATATAAAAGTGTTCATGATCGCCAATAGTTGTCATCTTTTCTGCACCTTGCACGAGATACTGTTCTCCTTTCCGTTGTGCCACGCCCCATCGTCCGTATCCAAAGACTGATAGGATACCGTTGATACGATCTCGTGTGGTGACGGTGGGCCAACCTTTCAAGCTGAAGCCAATGTCGCCATCGAGTGTGCGCCATGCGATACAGTTGTCATGTAGCCAAACAACTTCACCGTTGGTTCTGGTACGAGCAGCCGAAGCGGGTCGTCTGTTGTAAAAAGCCTTTGCGATTTTATATGTTTCTTTTCTCATTTTAATTTATCAAACTCCTCTATCAGTTGATCGTATAGTTTACCTGCTGTTTCGTTTCTGCCTGAGTGTATCATCATTATCATGTACTCTAGTTTGAACCTCAGCTTGTTACCGAGCGTCGTATCAGATGGTTGATCAGTCTCTACTGCTACCATTTCAACTGTCTTTGTCATGTTATCCTCCGAGAGTTGGTGAGGGAGCCGAAGCCCCCTCGGTTGAGTTACTTGATGTCGAAACCGACGGTGATGTCTTTGAGTACATCGGTGACACGTTCTCTGAACTTGCCGTCATCCTCCTCCTTTTCTTCTATACGTCCGTCAACCATGTTGCCGATCTCATATTCGTGTTCGTAAATATCGAACTCGTAGTAGTCTGATATATCGAAGTTGAGCCGCATCCAGTCTGTGACCTGCTCGTCGATATCCGCACTGGTGCCGATATCGTCCGAGTGTTCCTCAATCATTTGTTTCATCCTTTCCTTGAGGCGTGGTTCGATAAGAGCCATGATTACATCTGCAACCTTGAGCAGTTGATCTTCAGTGTGCATTGGTGAACGTTCGATAATGTCAGTCATTTGATTTCTCCTCTGTTGACTGTTTGACTGCTAGGTTGAAACCCCTAGCAGCCGCTTCGCGTAACCGTGGTCTGTCACTCTCCTTGTGGCGAGTGATCCACGTTCGCAACTCATCCCAAGACTTGGGTATTGGAAATGTTTTGATATACTTCAAGAAGCCTCCTTCACTTCTGGATACCTGATCGTGTCATCCGTGTACGTTGAACGATTCTCAACACGGTTCAGGCTTTCTTGGATCATGACCCGTCGCCCTGTGATCAGTTGGTTCAACAACTTACGCTCTGCTGAGTATTCACTATGTGGACCAGTCTTCATGATAGCCTCGATACAGATATCAAGATCCTCTTGTCCGAAAGCAAATTCACCTGTGATCTGGGTGTTAGTGTAAGATAGTTTTGCCATGATGGCCTCCTTTTAAGTGTTTTCATTTCGTATCTCTTGATACACTTACAGGAGTCCATATCGCGGACTCGGACTCAAGGATTCTGAAAGAACCGCCACGCGGGATTCAAAATGGCGTTACGTTACCAAGTCATCTCGGAACAATAAAAATGCGCCGACCCTCTTTGGTCGGCACTACACCGAGTGCGGTTACGTTACGACATTTTGAAGATGCTTGAGTCCGAGTGATTTCGGTTAACAGTCGGGGTGTTCCCCCGACCCGAAATCTATTCCGCGATATTTGGTAAGGTGTGGCGCAAGGGCAATGCACCCAAATTCTTGTAATTCTCTATTCTGGTTATCCTAAAAGGATTTTAAACGACAAAAGCGGGAGCGTCGTTGGGGTGCTTCATCGTCTGAGTGGCGGTGCAGTCGGGGTACAACTTCTCAAACAATACTGCTTGTACCCCCCTGTGAGCGTCGCGAAAGACGATGAAACGGTTCATGCAGGGAGATTTCTGGAGTAAGGAAGTGAACAACGACGCATCGACACGGCGAATCCTGTCCGCCTGTAAGCTCGTCGAGTGCGCCACGTTCCACCCGACGGCGTCAGGTGTGGCATGATTCGCCGTTCAGTAAACATCGATCCAACGGATGTCTCCGTTGGTCCATTGTCTGTTGGAATACAGACACGGGCCGAAGGACCGTTGCGTCAGGATGGAAGCCCGAAGGGTCGAGACTACAGGCTCGATTTACGACAGCCGACTCGGACGCCCAGAAAAACAAAAGGTCGAAACCAAAACTTTTCTGGATAATCCTAGACCCCCCGGGGGTATAGAAACAGCTTGCCCAGGACATAGGACTGAGACAGCAAGATGCCTTTGTAAACTACAGGCAATAGGGGTTACTGCTGCAAAAACGGAACAACATTTTGCAGGGACCGAACCCCCACAACCCCCTTATTTGTGATACGTCTCCTGTGTGTGCGTCCTATAATGTTGGTTTTGTAAATTCATTCGTGTATAATACCGTTTGAGAACGTAAGGAGAACACCCATGGCTCGTAACTACAGGTCCGAGTACGACAACTACCATTCGTCCCCAAAACAGAAAAAGAACCGAGCAGCGAGGAACGCGGCCCGTGCAGCTATGATCAAGAAAAAAAGGGTCAAGAAGGGTGATGGTAAGGACGTGACGCACAAGGATGGTAATCCAAGAAACAACGGAGCCAGTAATTTGGGAGTGTTGTCTAGAAGCAAGAACCGTAGTTTCAAGCGGACGAGACGGGCGAAGAAGGCACAAATCCACTGAAAAAAATTCCGGGTGTATTTTCATTTGGGTTTATTGTAAAGTAGCGTTGTAACAACGGAGCATGGGCCATGAGCTTTTTAGATTTCACCAATCTTATATCGGACGAGCAGCTTTCTGAGTTAGCAGCATTGAACGCTGAGAGAGCGGCGGAGGGCAAGGAGCTTATTACATTATTGGATGTGATGGCGGACGATACTATTTTGGAAAGCACTGGAGTTGATCTTACTTCTGAAGGTAGTGAAGCGGTATTGAATGAGATGTCAGCGATAAATGACGCGGCGGCGGGATTAGCGGAGGTGGATCGTTTTACTGGTGAAGACACTAACGAAATCATTCAGGGTTTGGTTCAAGAGAACATAGATGCGGGGGGCACGGCGAGTGTCACTGATTTGATAGAGACGTATATTGACGACCAAGCTAACGCGACGGTTGAGCTTGCGGGTGGCGAATTAGATTTGAGTGATTTAGCAGACTATGGGCAGGGCAGTTCTCCTGTTTTGGCACCTGATGGAAAAGGGATTATTAGAGGTGGCAGGTATATTTCTTTAGAACCGGGCGAGACTAATATGAGTGGTTCTGAGAGAAATGAGTTATTGTCTAATGCTACTCGAAACACGAACCTTTTATTGGCGCAGCAAGAGTTTGAGGATAACGGGACTCCTATTGCTGAGACGTTGGGATTGAAGATGCCTGGGGATGACAACTTTGATCGTGATGATCGGGATAGGATACAGGAAGCGGAGAGTGCTGCTGCGACTCTTTTGAGAGAGCAGTCAGATCTTGATTACCATAAGTATTTAGAAAAGAAGTCGGACGACGGACCGAGTGCCATTGAGATACACAACCAGATCTTTGGTGGTGGAGGCAACGCACCTGGGACCGTGAAGCAGGACGAGAATGGAGACTGGTACGCGGTAACGGAGATAGATGGCACAAATGCAACGGGTCGAGATTACAGCATTGATCCGAAGGACGATAGCAAAGGACCGACGTTCGGTGGGAATGTATCGAAAGATATAGAGGAGATGTTTCCTAACGAGGTCGCTGCGGCGGGTGGATCTTCGGATTACACGGGTAGTATCAAAGATATATTCAAGGACACGGACGTAGATTCATTGGGCTATGATGCTGCAACTGGGACGTATAGCAAGCCTGTTGTTACTGAAACAGATATCGCTCAACCTGGGGACTTGGATATACCCGAGGTTACGACGGATCTTATTGAAGGTGAGGACTATACACCTACGGCGGCGGAGTTAGCGGCACAGCTAGAGGAAGCGGGACTGGATGATTTAAGGACCGACATTTCAGATGTAGATTACACCACCACGGCTACTGGAGAAGATTTTGACATCGGAGCAATAATGAACACTTACGATGCGATGGAGGGTACTTCATTTTCTGACCTTGAACCTAGATTTATATACGACGAAGACACGTCCGTTGCCCCGTCAATCACTCCTGAAAGACTTGCTGAACTTGAGTCGTATGTTGAGATATTGCAAAGAAACCAGGGTATTTATACGGCTGACGATTTAGATGCAGCGGGATTTACTGCTGAAGAGATTGCAGCTTTTGAACAGGGTCTACCTGCAACAGGTCTTACGGAAGCACAGATTGCAGAGAACCTAGAAAAATATGGTGCGTTAGCCGAGGCTCCAGGCACGATACAAAAGTATGCGAATATGTTGGAGTTTGTGAAAGGAAACCCTGATCTTACCTTGGCAGAAATGGCTGCGGGACTTGGTTATTCAGGTGTAGGTGGCTTTCTTGAGGAGCTTGCTCTTCGGACACAAGGCACTGGGAAGATGGCTGATGATGCTTTGAGTATCTTAGCTTCATACAATTTCGATCAGTATGAGCTTATTGACCCTGCAACAGGCGAGTTAGTCACAGTTGATTTAGATGGCAAGGTTCGAGACAAAGTAAATGTTACTGCTGTAAGCGAAGGTCTTTCTGGAGTTGTAGATTATTTAAACGAAAAGTCTGATGGTGCTTTTGCGTTGCAGTCGGATGAGTACAAACAAGCAGTTCTGAATGGTATGCCTGATCCAAATAATCCGGGTTACACGGTTGATGGTCGTAGGATCACGGACCCTAGCCTATGGATGGCGGATACGGCTATTCAAGAACTTGGGGGTTTAGGGATAGACGTTGCAGCGTTGGCTTTAAATCCTGTGATTGGTGTTCCTTTAGCCTTGCAGCAAAACGTAGCGGAGGCAGGGGCTGCTGCATCAAATGACGTTGCAGCGGAGATGGATGCTCTTCGTGACACAGCTTTTGCAAGTCTATCGGACCAAGAATTTAACGAACTCAAACAATCTGCTATGACACAGGGTTTTTACACATCTGGTTTAGCAGGTGGTGTTGTTGACACGATGACAGCGGGACTAGCTTTGGGTGCTCCAAAGATTCTTATAAAAGCTATGCCTAAAGTTTTAACGAGGGTTGCAGGGATTCTTGGAAGCGAGTTTGTTGCGGGTGGTGCAGAGCAAGCGGGTGTGAACCAAGCGATTATCTCTGCCATGAAAGCAGAAGGATTGAACCCTGAAGATTATGGTGCCGATTTATTAAACGGTACGTTTAACGCAGCATGGTCTGAAATGTTTGGAGCGACAGGCGCAGCAGGTGGGGCTGCTTTGACTGCTAACGCAGCGGGTAATGTAGATGTTGGGGCAAGTACTCAAGGTGCAGGTGCAATAGGATCTGATGCGAACAACCCAAATGCAGACGCAGCGACGGATCTGATTGCTGCACAAGGATTGAATACGATTGAAAGCAACGAGGTTACGGACAGTAACGGTGTTGTTTATCTCGTGGATACAGCGGTGGATGCGAACGGAAACACTTCGGTTACGGTTACGAATAAAAATACGAACACTTCAAAAACTACGAATGTTTCAAATGGAAATGTTAACGTTGTTAGTGTGGGGGCTAACACCAGTGTGTTTGTGGACAGTACGAATACAAACAACTCGAACACTGTGAATGTTAGTACGTTAAGTCCTGGTTCTGAGGTTACTGTAGGTGGAGGGGAAAGTTTACTTAATGGTGACGACGTAGACGACGTAGATGACACAGAAGTTTTAAAAGCCACAGGTACAGATGATGTTTCTGATGCCACTATAGGTGGGGGAGAAAGTTTACTTAATGGTGGTGACGATGCGGACACCTCTGAACTTATAACGGTTTACCACGCTACGAAAGGTGAGCCATTTACACAGTTTGATCCTACGAAAGGCGATAATTACTATTCCAATATGGGAGCATTTGGTCCTGGTTTCTACGGGTCGTTGGATACAACCTATCCTTCTGACTATGTTGGTGGTGAAGGAAGCTTGATGAGTGCTGAGATCGATACGTCGAACATGTTGGATGCAAAAAACAACAAAGAGCTAACGTTGAATCAAGTCAACGGATTGGTTAACTCCTTGTCTTCAAGAACGGACAGTGAGGGTAACAACCTCAATGTTGAATGGAATGGTGGGACAGGCAACATAACAGTTTCGTATGTTCGTAGGTCTTCTTTTGCAGGAGAAAGTGTAGCAGATAGGACTGTTACCAGAGTTATAGACACGACAAACCCAACAGACGTGTTCCAGAATGTAAACTTGATTTCAGAAAACATTAAGAACCCTTTAGCTACAGATGATCAAGGGTTGGTTCTTGAAAGTGAACAGGACGGAGACACACAAAACTTAAAAAATATTCTTACTGATGCAGGATTTACAGGGGTTCTAGGGGTTGCGGACACGGGCGCAGGTCAGTCGGGCGACCCAAACAGCGTGGTGGTCTTTGATGAAAGTTTAATTGGGGATTTAAATATAATTATTGACCAAGACACTATTCCAACGAGTGCGGCTGATTTAACGGTTGTAGGTGATGATGAACAAGCTGTGTTTGCTGCTACAGGTACAGATGATGTTTCTGGTGTTGATGTTTCGGGAACAGGGATTACAGGAGTGATACAAGGTGGTGGTACTGGTGATGGTACGCCAACTGGAAATCTAACACTTGTTGGAGATTCAAGCACCAGTACAAGTGGGGATCTTACAATTGTCACTGTAACAGACTCAAATGGAAACGCGACAGTTAGCACAACAAATAATGTTACTGGAGAAAATACGATTACGAATGTGGCGGTGGGAGATTCAACTTCTGTAACGAATGGAAACTCAACAGTTAACATTAGCGCGGATACAAACGGAACAACCACACAAACGACAGATAATACGACAACGACAGATAATACGACTACCACGGACAACAAAGTAACCACGGTTACTACAGTTGAAGAACCAGAGGTTAATTTTACAGGTGCCGAAACAGTGTTTATACCAACAACTTCATTCACACCTGGTGGCGATGGCGGTGGCGATGGCGGTGACGATGACACAACAACAGGTGATGATACCGTTGTTGGTGAACAAGATCCGGGGTACACGTCTGGAATAGCGGGATTATCTGGAGCGAGACCTACGGTTGCACCGTATTATCAACCGCAACAAACAGGAGAATACTCTTTTTACACACCACAACCGGGAATTACTCAGGTTGTTCCTGCGGGTCCAGTGTTTTCAGATCCAACGTCTTACTTGGCACCTACAGCAAATCCACAGTATGGGTATGGGTACATTGCTCCGAATGCAGAGCTTGAGTATTTGAGAAGATTAGCCGAGATTCAAGGCACGGGGGCCGAGAAGTTACCTTCTGAAAACTTGATGGATGGCTCATGAATCTACAAACACTTCCTGAAGAAGCGTTAAAAGAAATCTTAGCACTGACTGAGGCTAAGAAAAGATTAGATTTAAGGGAAAAAGCGCAAGAATATTTCATGCCCTTTGCGCATCACGTTTATGAGAACTTTATTGAGGGTAGGCACCACCGAATTATAGCGGAAAAGCTCGAACAGGTGGCGCAAGGTAAGTTGAAACGGTTGATTATCAACATGCCACCGCGTCATTCTAAGTCTGAGTTCGCTAGTTTTCTGATGCCTGCGTGGTTTTTGGGCAAGAATCCTAAGTTGAAAATCATTCAGGCCACTCATAACACGGAGTTGGCGGTTAGATTTGGTAGAAAAGTGCGAGATTTAATCGATGATCCCGCATATAAAGAGATTTTTCCTGATACGAACCTCAAAGAAGACAACAAAGGAGCAGGAAAGTGGCAAACTGACAAGGGTGGCGAGTATTTTGCTGCGGGTGTAGGTGCTGCGGTTACTGGTCGTGGTGCGGATTTGTTTGTTATTGACGATCCACACTCGGAACAAGACGCTATGAGCGACAGTGCGTTCGATAATGCGTATGAATGGTACACTTCTGGTCCCCGTCAGCGTCTCCAACCGGGCGGTGCGATCATAATTGTTATGACAAGATGGGGAAAAAAGGACTTGACAGGCCGTTTAATGGCTGCACAGGGCGGTGATGTCATGGCAGATCAGTGGGAAGTGGTGGAATTTCCTGCAATTATGCCGTCAGACGAACCATTGTGGCCTGAGTTCTGGGAAAAAGATGCATTGTTGTCTATCAAAGCGTCGTTGCCTGTACAAAAATGGAACGCACAGTGGCAACAAACGCCAACAAGTTCTGATTCTGCGATTATCAAGCGGGATTGGTGGCAACCGTGGGAAAAAGAAGAGATTCCCCCTGTAAAATACATCATACAGTCCTACGATACGGCGTTTTCCAAGAAAGAATCCGCCGATTACAGCGCGATTACGACATGGGGCGTGTTTGAACCAGACGAAGGTGGGGCAGATAATCTGATTTTGATGGACGCACGGCGAGGGCGGTGGAATTTTCCTGAACTTAAAGAGGTGGCGTATGAAGAACACGAATACTGGGAGCCAGACATGGTTGTGGTCGAAGCGAAAGCGACGGGTACACCGCTCATTGACGAGTTGCGGCTACGCGGTATTCCGGCACTTGGCTTTTCACCTGGCAAAGGTAAGGATAAAATAACCAGAATGCACATGGTTGCACCATTGTTCGAAGCAGGTGTAGTATGGGCACCAATAGACAAAAAATTTGCTGACGAAGTTATAGAAGAAGTAGTTTCATTTCCTAATGGCGATCATGATGACTTTTGTGATAGTATGACGTTAGCATTAATGCGTTTTCGGCAGGGCGGGTTTATATCTCTGCAAGGAGAAAACGATGAACACGACGAGTACCGTCCTAAACGGGAGTATTACTAATGGCATTGCCACCGATTGTAGATACAGGAATAAAACCTGAAGACATGTTACCGACAGATGCATCGGTAAATGTGTCAGTACCACAGCCTGAAACCTTTGATGGAGGGGCAGAAGTTATACCTGATGGACAAGGTGGCGCGATTGTGCAAGCTTTGGCAGAAGCTCTTGTGGGCGCACAGCAAGAACCACAGGTTCCACATAATGCTAACTTAGCGGAGTTATTAGATGATGGGTATCTTGGAGAAATTTCGTCGGATCTTAGAGGGTCTTACGAAGATGATTTGGAGTCTCGTTCTGAGTGGGAAGAGACTTATACAAAAGGCTTGGATCAGCTTGGTGTCAAGCATGAAGAGCGTAGTCAGCCGTTTGAAGGCGCTTCTGGGGTCACGCACCCGCTAATTGCAGAGAGTGTCACACAGTTTCAAGCACAAGCTTACAAAGAACTATTACCATCTGGTGGTCCAGTAAAAACACAAGTCTTGGGTTTACAAGACGCAGAAAGAGAAGAACAAGCCAGTCGTGTAAAAAACTTCATGAACTACCAGATTATGGAGGTCATGGAAGAGTTTGATCCAGACATGGATCAGTTGCTATTCTATTTACCGCTATCTGGTTCTACATTTAAGAAAGTATATTTTGACGAAGCGAAACAAAGGGCTGTATCTAAATTCGTTCCGGCGCAGGATCTGGTTGTACCTTATGCTGCATCGGATCTGGCGACTGCTTCTCGTGTTACGCATGTTCTTCGCATGGATGCGAATGAAGTTCGTAAGATGCAAATCGCAGGGTTCTACAGGGATGTAGAACTAAGCAAGTATGAAGAGGGTGAAGACGAGGTTCGTCAGAAGATAGACGAGATACAAGGCACATCTAAAACATACACAGACGAAGTATTCACTATTTTGGAGATGCATGTCGATCTAGACCTTGAGGGTTTTGAGGATATGTCTCCAAACGGAGAGCCAACAGGAATAGCACTTCCTTACATTGTTACGATTGATGAAGGATCTGGAAAGATTTTAGGTATACGTCGTAACTTTGAAGAGGGCACAGGGTTAGCAAAAAAGATACAATACTTCGTACACTACAAGTTTATGCCAGGTCTGGGCTTTTATGGCTTTGGTCTGATTCACATGATTGGTGGTCTTGGTCGTGCGGCAACGAGTATCCTTCGACAACTGATCGATGCGGGTACACTTGCTAATCTCCCGGCAGGATTCAAGGCTAGGGGCGTAAGGGTTCGCAATGATGACGAGCCGTTACAACCGGGTGAGTGGCGGGACATAGATGCACCGGGTGGCAACATACGGGATGCGATTATACCGCTGCCGTACAAAGAACCATCAGGAACCCTCGCACAGCTTCTAGGAGCACTCATAGAGGGCGGAAGACGTTTTGTTTCACTAGCAGACCAACAAACGGGGGATGGCAACACAGCGGCTCCTGTGGGCACTACAGTGGCTATGCTAGAGCGCGGCATGAAAGTTATGTCAGCGATACACAAAAGGTTACACTATTCGCAACGTCAGGAGTTTCGTGTATTAGCACGGATCTTCAAAGATAACTTGCCCCCAGAGTACCCGTATGATGTTGAGGGTGGTAATCGTATGATCAAGGCGGAAGACTTTGACAATCGCGTGGATGTCATTCCTGTCAGCGATCCGAATATATTCTCAATGGCGCAGCGTGTTACGTTGGCTCAGACTCAGTTGCAGCTTGCGCAATCTAACCCTCAGTTGCACAATCTGCACTCGGCATATCGTAGGATGTATCAGGCGCTCGAAGTCCAGAATATCGACGAGATACTACCCCCACCTCCGCAGCCGAAGCCACTTGACCCCGCCATTGAGAATGCCCGTGCGTTGATGGGCGAGATCTTGAATACGTTCCCAGAGCAAGATCACGATATACACATCCGTATACACATGGCGTTTATGAAGACACCACTTGTCATGACTTCGCCACAAGTTATGGGTACGTTCTACTCACATATCATGGAACACGTTTCTCAGAAAGCGAGAAATATGGTCATGCAAGAGATACAAAGCATAATCTCTCAAGCAGAACTTGCAGCGCAAAGTGGAGCTATAGATCCGCAGGCTGCACAGCAGCAGATCATGCAAGTGCAGCAAGATATGCAGGATCCGGCGCAGATGGAGTCGTTGATTTCATTGCAAATGGAAAAACTCATGGCTGAAGTTTTACCTGGACTGTTGCCAACGGGTAACAGCCCTATGGATGATCCTTTGGTTCAGATCCGTATGCAAGAGCTTGCACTGAAACAGGAAGACTTACAGCGTAAGAAAGAAGACGATCAAGGTCAGTTGCTGATTGAGTTACAGAAAATGCAGCAACGTGCCGCCACAGATGCTGCTCGTATGGAGAGTCAAGAAGAGATTGCCCAGAATCGTAATGATGTAAATCGTGAACGCATTGACGTGCAGCGTCAGGCGGCGCAACGGAGGGGATAATGGATCCCGTATCTTGCGTTGCATTAGCGACAGGGGCGTATAAAACGCTGAAAGCTGCTATAAGCACGGGCAAGGATCTTCAAGACATGACAGGAACTTTGTCCCAGTGGGGCAAGGCTTTCTCTGACTTTAGTAACTTAGAAGAAAGAGAAAAGAACCCTCCGTTTTGGAAGAAAACATTCAAGGGATCGGACGAAGAAACTGCTTTAGAAATTTTTGCAAATAAAAAGAAAATGGAACAGATGAGAGCAGAGATCAAGGATCATATCTCATGGAACTATGGGCCGAGTGCTTGGAAAGAAGTCCTGCAAATAGAAGCAGATATGCGTCGAAAAAGAAAACAAGAGCTATACAGAAAACAAGAACAGATAGACGCCATGATAAATTTTGCAATTGGCGCTGCAATATTCGTAGTGAGTGGAGGTATCTTGTTTGTTATCTTTTACTATTTAGGTAAGTGGCAAGGTAGGTGGTAGATGTGGGTATTGCTCTGGTTACAGGTAATTAGTGGCAGCTTTGACCATTACCACGTAGGTAGTTACTCTAGTGAAGAAGCCTGTAAAGTTTCACAAAAAGAAGCTAAAGTATTGGTAACTAACCAAAATTCTAAAGTGGTGTGTATAAAAATTGAACGGTGATATTAATCGAGCGGCGTGGAAAATACAT